AAGGGTGCCGACGGTCGCGAGTATAACATCCGCAAAGACGTGAACCTGTATAATCCGCAAAACGATTTTTCGGGCCATCCCAAAACGAAGCGAGATGATTCCAGAGCGAAAAAGAAAAACGAATTGGTCTTGGAGAGAGCAAACACACAAGCCAAAAACAAGCATTAAAAAGCCTCGAAAAAAGCGTATTTTTCGAGGCTTTTTTGTGCCCAAAAATTTGCTCAATTCAAATATTTTTCGTACCTTTGCACACAGTTAGATTGGTTTGTTATGCCCTCAAAATTAGGGTCAGTTTATTGTACTCTTTTGTCATACGTCGCATACATTTCAACCTGAGGAACTCTGCGTTGGAAACCGTTTGAAATGTCATTCAAACAGCGTTCTAATGTTCTTAGCATTGCTGGAATGATATGCTGTTCGTAGAAGTCTCGAGGACGCAAATTATAGTCAATCTTCACTATTTCCTGCTCGCAGATGTCACCTGTGTCGTAGCCGTTGTCAGCCCAGAACCATGTCGCAGCTGTGATTGGCTCATGCCGTTTATATGCCCATTTTATGGACGATGCTCCACGACCGTATGGCAAAGGTGAAGGATGAAAGATGAGTGTGCCAAACAAAGGTTCTTTCAGCTCTTCCTCTGGAATTTTCTCGGTGAGCAAAGGTGCAATAGCCAAATGATAGCAGTAATTGTTCTCACCGCACAGTTGATGGCCATGTGCCAGAACGACCGACCGTGCTGCCTGATATGCAGCCGTGTCCTTATTTCCTAATATCTTGACAACCATTTTCTCCGATGTATTTAAATGCCTGGACTGCCCGAAAATGGCCGCCATAGCCGTTTGTGGCTGCGTCTTTCCTTCCAAGACGCTCGGCAGAACGCGCCAGTGATGCCATGCTTTTTGCTTTGTTCTCACCATAAAGGCGTGCGCCTGTCTGGATCCATTTCTTTGAGTGCCTGAGTGCGCCACATAGTTGCGGGTGTGACGTGTGGAAGAACACCGGCAATTTGTGGCTGCAACGTCCCCGCCCTTGCAAGTGATACTCACAGACGGCATTCAGGAACCTTGTGCCGACACCAATTCCCTGCCACTCAGGCATGACCACAAGCCGAGTGGCCCTGTAGGCTTTAGCCGTGAATAGAGGCGCAACAGCCAAATGGCACACCGGCTCACCATCAATGAAGCCGACAAAGCACTCAACGGCCACGGGCATAGCCAGATCTAAATAGTAATGCTGCTTAAACAGTCTTGGGAACACAGTTCCCCGGACTTTATAAATTTGAAGTTCGAGCTTCGGACGTTGCCGAAGACAGTCACGCTCATAGAAGCGTGCCTCCGCAGTATCATAGACCCAATCGGGCTGGAGCCATTCAATAATGTCGTAGTGGCAGGACAGCAGTACAATTTGGCCCTTCCCTCGCCGCCACGTCTTGGCAAAGGCAGCAGCTCCCACCCTGGCAATCTGGCGATCGATGACCGATGTAAACTCATCCACGACGGCGTGCTCAGGACGTTCACAGGCCAGGCGCGCCAGCCCTGCACGGAACTTCTCGCCATTGCTGAGCACGTTGAACGGACGCAGCCAGGCGGGAACATCACCAAGCCCAACGGCAGACAACATTCCCGTGACGGTGTTGAAGTCGCCGTCAGGATCGATGCAGTCCACAATGGGCTTACTGTTGTCCCATCCCGAATAGAGGTCGTAGATAGGCTCATTCTCAAAGATTCGGCTCCCGATGCTCGTTTTTCCGCTTCCAGACGGGCCGACGATGAGGCCGATTTGCCACTCCTTGCCCTCGATGGGCAGCTCTACGGTCTTTTCCCAATCACAGCCTTTCTCAGCGTTGAAAAGGCTCTTCACACGTGCAGCGCGATAACTGTTGAAGTCGCTGCAATGATGGCTAACCTCTATTCTCATACGTTCACGATTCTAAGGGTTAGACCTTCGTTCCGCAGGCGGTCATAGACAGCCTTTTGCTCTCTCTCGTCGGCGCAAATGACAATAACGCCGAATTGTGGTTTATAAGTGTACTTTCCCATGACTTGATGAATTAAAAACTTGGTGCAAAGGTAGACAGGGAAAGCGAGACTGAAGAATGTTTCTCCGTTATTATACTGCACACTTCGTGCAGTCGGTTTCCATGTGGCTGATAATATTCCAAACCTTGCGCTCGCTGACGGCATATTTCTCAGCCAGCGCAGCCACTACCCAGGTCTTTTTGCTACCGTCACCACACAGCCGCAGATAGTCGGTATACAAGTCCAGATACTTGCAGTCATCCGGCCTGAATCCGGCTAATACGAGCCTTTTTATGGGCTCACGATAAAAATTTAATACCTCAAACAGCTTCATTTCAATTATTATTCGTACCTTTGCACCATCTCACCTACATTAGGACACAAAAAATGCCTTACCAGTGACAGGAGGTCTACACCCCCGGTCGCGCTGGTAAGGCGTTATGATGTTAATATGTAGGTGAGATGACTATTAACAGGCCGGGGGCTTTTTCAGCCTCCCCCGAAGGCTCAGAGTTTATGTCTCATAGAGAGACAAGTCCAGGGAATCCTTCTTTCTCCATCCATCGGCCAGCGTAGTTTGTATGTGCTGCATGGCCTTGACGTAGAAGTCGGAGAAATCCTCCATATTCTCGAATGTGCGGTAGCACGGCGCGTTATCGGTTCCCAACTTGAACGTCACGGGCAGCGTGGCCCCAGCAGTCTGCACGGCAAGGTCGTAGGCAGCCTTGTAGTTGAACTGGTTCTCGCCTGATAGCCACACCACATAACCGTCGTACTCGAAGCCGGACAGGATGGCCTCGTCGGTCTGTTGGTTATACCACCCAATAATGGTCTGCCGTATCTCGTCTTGGGTCGGCCTGTAGGGGAAGTCGGCCTCCATGTAGGTGGCCGTTCCGTCTTCGCCTGGCTGCACGTCCCAGCGGATGCGCCACTTGCCTCTTACGGGGTTCACACACTCTATGAGCCGCACGTCTGGTGTGCCTTCAATTCTTTTCATCATGTGAATACGTATTTTGTTCTACCCTTGCCGAAGGTTTCCGTCTTGATGACAGTCTCAAATGGGAAACCGTCGGGCATTTCCCGTACCTGTGCGAGGATATTCTTCATTTCCTCGCTGTTGGTGAAGAACTTCTTCGCCTCGCCGTTTTGCTCTATGGCTACGATGCAGCGGTCTTCACCCTGCTCAGTCTTGATGCCCGTTTCGAAGTCCTTGACCACGATGGGCAGGTTCACAAGTTCCCTGATGCTCACTACGGCACCGGGGAAGCGCTTTTTGCCGTCCTCCGGCTTGTAAGCGACTTTCAGATCCTTGAATGATTTCATTGTCTTGCCTGTTAATTTATTAAACAACTTGTTACAGTCGGCATGCTTGGCCATGCCGTAGAAGCTGGCCGTCAGCACCGCCCGTCTTTTTCTGCTTTTCACCTCGTGCATCTTCCTGGCCATTTTCTGCTTGATGCGCTTGCGGAGCTCCACGTGCTCATCGTTGTAAATAACATAGCCCAGAAAGTCGACGCCCTCACTCGTGGGGAACACGCGCTCGTTGGCCTTCACCTCCAGCCCGATTTTCCCCACGCACTCATGCACCGTGTCACGAATCATCCATAATTCCGCTTTCGATTTACCAAGTACGACACCGTCATCACAGTATCTGTAGAAATGCCGGATTCCGTACTCATCCTTCAAACAGTGGTCTAAGTAAACAGACAGCAGGAGGTTTCCTAACCCCTGCGAGCTTCTGAGGCCGATGCTGATTCCCTCCGGCATCATTGTAATGAAACCGTCGAGCATCTGAATGAGCCTCCCGTCCTTGAACACCCTGCGGACGCACTGCTTCAAAACATCCTGATCTACGCTCTCGTAAAACTTCCTGATATCGAACTTGTAGCAGAACTGCGTCCCTTCCGGGTCATCCTTCAGGTCACGCCGTATGTACTGAAGAAGGTCGTGCATGCCGCGCTCCTTGATGCTGGCCGAGGTGGTGCGTATGAAACGCCGCCTAATGTGCTTATCTACGACGGCCATAATGGCGTGAACGCCTATGCGGTCGTACATGGTCAGCACCTGGATCTTGCGTAGCTTGCCTCCCTCCACGATTTCCCTGTCACGGTAGCCGCTTACGGCAAACGTGCCGCTGGCGATATCGGCACTCAGTTTTGCAATCACCTCGTCCCTATGTGCAAGCAGGTTGCGGCCCTGGCGGCTTTTCTTCCGCTTCGTGCCGCGCAGCACCTGGTCGAAGGAGTCCGACATGTTGCCGTACTCCACGATTTCCTCGATGATATGTCCTTCTCTGCGCATAGTTGAAATTTTGTTTGTTACAATGGCCTTGCGGCCTTCAGCCTTTGGGTCTGACTTCTTCGAGACGTTGCCGTCCTACCAAACTCTACCCGTCCACGTGGTTTTTCAGCTTTCCAGTTCTGTATGTCGCGATTTCATCGCTACTGCAATAACTGCTGTTGCTGTGGCTCCCCTCCCTCGGCACCACGGAGGGAACACGTTCCCATTGTTGTACGCCGATTTATTCTTATTTCGGTTGTAGTTCAGGCGCGACCCGATATTCGTGTTCGAGTTCGACGGGGCGTTATTCGCATTCGCGTACGACACACCGCCATTCGCATTCGCGTTGTTGTTGCCGCGATAGACCACACGGCCTATGAGAGGTTCTGCCGGTTCCAGGGTGCAAAGGTACTCATTTTTGGCCATATTCTACTCAAAATTTTCAAAATCCGACGGGCTTACGCCCGTATCTTGATGTCCTCGTGCCTCGGACATAACGCTTTGTCGCTTCGCTCCCGTCTTGCGCTCCGCGTACGCTTTCCCGCTTTACGCACCCGTGACCTCGACAATCGCCTTGAACGCTTCCACGCTCGCCGCTCTCACGATCTGCCCTCTGAAGGCCAGGCGCGACCCGATACTCGTGTACGAGTTCGACGGGGCGACATACGCATTCGCGAACGACACACCGCCAATCGCAAACGCGTAGTTGTAGCCGCGATAGACCACACGGCCTGCTGAACTACTGAAATTGTAGTAGTCGCAGTAATAAGTAGAGGAACTACCTGCCATATTACCAACAGGTACCAAGTCCATATACAGACCGTGCGCTACGCCGGTTATCCATGTGGCTGCTGTTGTGCCCTTTACCCAGCGCTCCGTTCCGTCCGGCATTCTGTAGCGCCATCGGCCTGACTTTCCGCTGCTGTTCGGCACGTCCACACAGTCCATCATGTCATACTTGTGGCCGTAGATGTTCTCATAGCCCAGGCAGTTCGTGCTTGCAATCGTTGTGAAGCTCACCTGCCCCAGTTCGTTCTCGGTCTTGTAGAACGCCGTGCCCTCGCCTTCCACGCCGCCTGTGGTTTCACCGTTGCTGTTCACCGTGTCCTGCATGCCCAGTCTTGCCGTTGCGCCTGTCGTGCGAGTGTTAGTGTTCGAGCCAGCACCGCACTGCATCTGACTGTCACGCCGTCCGTACTTGGCAAAGAACAGGTTGCCAATATCGTTGTGCATCAGACCGTCAATCAGCTGGAGGCCGCGCTGCTGTGCGTAGTAGTGAAAGTCCGTCCACGGCAAGCTCGCAACAGTCGAACCGCTCACCACACACGACCGCAGCAGTGCGCCTACGGCGGAACAGCCGGACACGCCCAGAAGGTATTCGTCTGTCTCAACCCAGTCTGGCTCCATATCCTCGATGCGCTCGGCGTTAGCATCCAGCACCACTTTGTCGAAGTCGGCAGAATTAAGAATAGAAAATACCAGGTGTGAAGCGCCCTGGGGCACGTCGGCAATCAGGTACATACCCGCCTCGAACCTCATGCCCACCGTCGAGACGATGACGCTCTGGAGCACTACACCCTCCGAGTCCACGAATACGGCTCCCGCAAGGTTGGAGCCTGGAATGCTTGGGAAGCGCACCCTCCTATACCCTGTTACGGCAATCTTGCATGCTGAATAGCTGCTGTCCGACGTGTAGGAGGCCGATAGGGTCTGCTTGCCGGTCATTACCTTATAGCCTGTGCGCACGTTACCAGCCGCCTGGATCTGTGCCAATGTAAGCACGTCAACGTCGGGAACTGCCGGGCGGTTCGTCAGGACGCTGTAGCAGCTGTAGTGCTTCTGGTTCAGGTAGTCGTTCACACCCTTTGTCCAGCGGTGAGGCTCAAGCATCATCCAGTCACCCTCGGTGCTGTCCAGAGCGGCGGGTGCACACTCGTTTACGTCTTCCTGGTCTGCGTAGTATCTGGAGTCGCTGTCGTGCAGCGGGAATATGGTCATCTCGCCGTCGGGGTTGTTCTGCTGCGTGTCTACGCCTGCATGGGTAATAGCACGGCTCGTCGGCATCCGCGTCAGCTTTGCCAGCACACGGTGACGCTGTTTCAGCAGGGCGGCGATGTGGCCGCTCGGCACGTAGTCGTTGCCGAACTTGTAGCCTGTCAGGTTGTCCAGGTTGCTCACGTTGGCATCGTCGCTCACCGAGTCATCGAACTCTATCATCGTGTACTCCGGCAGGTTCACGGTGAGACCGCAACGCTCAAAGAATGTCACCATCTGAGCGGCATCTTCGGGATAGTCCTCTAAATCCACAGTTCCGATCAATGCCGGGTAGGTCTGTTCCGATCCGGCGGCGGTGAGTCCCAGGAAGCCGCTCATGAATGGTCTCAGCGATGATGACCGTACGCTGCCGCTCATGCCCTCAATGCGCACATGGTCGATATTGGGACATTGCTGGAGTAAGGTTCTCCAGTCGAGGTTAGGACACTCCGCGAAGTTGAGCGCACGGACTGCCGCCGCATTCTGCAACGTGAGGCCCGAATGTGTCAGCTGTGGCAGATAGCGGAGCGTCAGCGTTGTCAGCGTGGCCGGGAGAACTACGGTAGTTGCTGGTGCGCCCTCAGCAATCTTGACGGTTGTAAGGGCTGTGCCTCCGGCAAGCAGCGTGGTAAGCCTGGTATGCTTTGACACGTCGAATACTCCAGCGGTTCCCGTGTGTACGCCAGTCTGTCCCGTGATGTCGATATACTGGAGCTTGGAGGTGTCGCCGAGAATAAGAGGCGCATTCGACACGCCTACGGTGGCAGGCATCACCAGCTTGGAGAGCATCGTACAGAGGGAGAGGTTCACGGTACCATTGAGCTGACTGCCCATATTGGTGAGGTCAAGCTCCTTGATGCAGCTTGCGCCGCCGAGCATCAGCGGGTCGTTGGTGGCCAGACGCTGTGTGAAGTTGAGCGTCAGCTGTTCGCCGAGTGCCGCCTTCGACGGGCCTTGCAGCCAGATACCGTTGAGCTTATATCCGAAGTAGTAGAGGTCACCGCTCGTCAGCGTCAGAGACGAAGGAGTGTCCCCGGCCTCGCGTACCACCGTGAACGTCACAACGTCGCCGTTGTAGTCACCAGCACCGTAACGGGCATCGAGCAGCCTTGCACGGTCGTTGATGAACTGCCTGATATGTTCCTCACGGCTACCAGTCAGCGTATAGACGTAGTTCATTGTATCGATTGTATCAATGTATTTCAGCTTACCGCTCTTGTTGTACTGACGTGCAGACCAGTTGCCAATCATGGTGCCGATGAACTCGTCGAGAATCTTCTGATTTGTCAGCTTATTACGCAATGCCACAGCGCATTGTTTCAGTTCGTCCTCAAAGTTGGCCAGTACCAGGCACCACAACCATGAGCTGTGACCCTCAAAGGCATACTTGGCACGCTCTGAGTCATAGCTGTCTCGAGTAATATTATATAGGTACACGATGAAGGCATCATTACGTATTGCCTCCCAGGTGTCTCCGTCGTAGTATCCTGCCCACCATATCAGACCGTCCCAAACACGCCAGATAATGTTCTTTGCCAACTGGTCTTTTCCAGCCAGATAGTCGATGATAAGGTAATAGGTCAGAAGATGGTTTAAGACGAAATACTGGTGTATCTCATTCTTGAACTTGGAAGATACCCACTTGGCCTTACTCTCTGCGCTCCAGCCTGCAGAAGTTCCGTAATCGGGATTGCTTCGTGTGGCCGCTGGAACACAATCGTATATCCAGCCCATAAGACGCTCCACTGCACCACGGGCACCTACCCATGTCGTGTTATTGGTATCTGTAAAGCTTCCGTCAACAGGCTTCACACTCCACTTATTCTTTGAAGCATCCCACTGGCCCTCATTGACGTTAGCCCACTTCGCATCCTCCGGGAAGTTGAACTCAAAGCCATCATCGAACTTTGCTGCAAGCTGATTCCTGAGTGCCGTGCTACCTGCGCTTCCCGCTGGCTGGAACAGCGTCATGGGCGAGTTGTTGTCGAGTGCTTCAAGTGCAAAGGCACAGGGCCAGTTCACGGTATTTCCACCGCTGTCCTTTACACCCTCCATTCCGAAGATGGTGCCGGACTTTGATTTCTCATTGTTCAACACGAACTGGCCGCAATAGGTCAAGGCTCCAGCCATGCTGGTACCACAGAAGATGTCGCATGGCAGACCGTCAACTGACTGGCGAACACGGGCATCATACTCCTGTGGAGGTGTGAGGAATCCCAAGGAGCGCATGATGTCATCGAATAAGTGGGCACCGCCAGTGTTACCAGCGAGAGAAGAGTCCACGAAGTCCGTCTTTGCACATAGGACGGACTGCTCGATGCTGTTTCCTGAGCCTCTCATGGCATATCCCTTGGCCGTAGCTGTCACATCGACACCTCCTACAAACAGCAATCTCTCCAAGGTGCCGTATGCCTTGACGATGTAGATGCGGATATTCTTATAGGGATATTTCACCGATGACGTACCTTGTATGCGGATGATGACATTATATGCCTCGAAACCCTGTCCTATGGGATTTCCGTTAGCATCGAGAGGCGGATCCCAGCGCACATAGTCTGCGAGGAAGTCCTGTTTCTTGTCAACACAGGCGAAGAGGTCAGTAAGTCCATTGCCGGAGTCGCCGCTTCTGATGATTGTGAGCGTACCGCGACCCTTACTGCGTAGAGTGTCACGGTTGATGGCAATATTGCCGTCGCTGTCCGCTGTGTTATTGTTGTCGCCTACGGCATTAGCTTCATGTGCTGCTTGAATCTCAGCTGCTGTAGGACGGGTGAGAATCTGGAGTGATACGATTTCGTCAGCAGTCAGCGGTGTACGGAAGTAGTACATACTGCGGATTCTCACGTCTGCCTTGTCTGAGTCAACCATTATAGGCTGAGGTGTATTCTGTCTTAGTGAACCACTATATCGGTTAGCACGGCTCAGCTTACCGTTGACAAACAGCATGGCAAGGCCGTAGCCGTTGCGCACTGGCTGCACGACGAATGCAAGGTGCATCCATATATCACGGGCCATATTGGTGACCACACCATGAGGGCGTGTGATGTAGAGGTCTGCGGCATGACTTTCGTCGGTGACGTTTCCGTTTGCGTCCAGATAGTTGCCGTCTGCATCTGTCAATTTCTCTGCGGTCTTGATGCTCTCCACGCCACCGAAGTAAAGACCGGCTTCTTCGGTGGTCACCTTTATTCCCATCGGGTAGCCTTCGCCTCCGTTGTCCCAGAGACAGCTAACGATGGTGGCTCCACGCTCCATGACCTGAGAAACCTTGATATCCATGAGGAATGTCATACCCTGGTTCTGGATGGAGTAGTCATTGTCGGTCTCGTCGAGCACGAATGGATATATCTCATGTACCGATCTGGCCCCGTTTGTGAGCAGCATAGCCGTTACTCCCTGCGCGTCGGTGTTCCACCCGTTGGTGCGGTAGTCAACGCCTGTAAGCGTCGTTATACCGCCCCAGTCGCTTCTTGTTGCAAGACTCTCATTATTTGTGCGGCCGTTGGCAGTTAGCTTGTTTCTATAACCCACGGGCTCGGTCTCTGTAACTCCTGAAGATGCAGAAACCACTACTGCGAAGGTGCGGGTGACGCTGCCGACGGTGATAGTCAGGGCATGGGTTCCGCTCTCGTCGAAACGCTGGTTCAATGTCTGCATGGTACGGTCTGCCGAAAGGGTCTGCGTGGTCACGCCGTCCACGGCCACTACGACATTGGCCTCCAGTGTATCTGCCTGCCACACGGCATAGTTCAGGGCCAGTGATCCGAACTGTTCTGTTTGCAGAGGCACCGCCTCTGCCCCGTAGGCGTATGGAAGCGGTATATCCGCCAGCTGTGCAACCGGGACTGACATTCTGAAACCGAGGTAGCTGTTAGAACTGCCTGCTTTTAGCAGGTCGATGCTGACCACGTTACTCAACAGCCCGGAACTGACTGCCACAAGCTGGATGTTATGACGGCCTGCCGTCAGGTCTGCCGCCGTCAGATAAACGTTGCCACGGGCTGTACCGCCAACGGTCGCCGTGTCGAACTGCACGCCGTCCTTGTAGATATAGATGGTGGTACCAGCAGGCACGGTGTAGGTGTAGGGAATGGTGATTGTCTGGCCGTCAACGAATCCGTTGCTAAGGGCCAGAGCCGATGCAGGGTCAAAGGAGGTGGCCAAGTCCATCGTGATGACGCTCACGCTCTTGAAACCCTGTGCCCTCTGAGGTTCCTCACCATACACGGTCTGAGCAATGACGTAGATGTTTACGGTACCAGCCTGCGTAATGATGTCGGGGCCGAGGGTAAGCACCTCGGTAGTTCCGGTAGCTACAAGCGGCTTGGTAATGCTATATACCTCCGTCGCTCCTATCAGCGCCCGGATGGTGACCGTCTGAGCTGCCGTGCCGCTCGATGTCTGTACGCCTTCCTCCTGGATAATATGGTCATACGTCCACCTCATGCTGATGGAGTCGCCGAGCTTAACGCGGGCGGGGGTCAGGAGCTCCGTTGTAATCCTCGGGAACGTAACGGTACCCACCTCGCTCGCCGCAGGGATGCGGACGCTGGCGAAGTCTGTGCCCTGCTCGTTGGTGAAAACGAGGTCGAGCTGGGAGTCGTCACCTTCCACGACGTCAGTACGCACGGAGCTGATGGTGTTGCCCTTGATATTGTTCAGCTCATGGGTAACCGCCGCGTTCTGCACGGCGTTGGCGCTCTCCTCCGACAGCGACTGGTCAACGACTGGAAGCGTAATGTCAACCACGCCGTTCACATCCTTTGTCTGGAGCTGGTTATTCACCCTAAGGCCGGACATCTTCTGACCAAGCTTCGTTTCATGGTTTGCAAAGCTATCTTTGATAATGTTCTCTACGCGCTGCTTGTCGTAGCCCCACTCTCCGTTCTCGTCTGTGCCTGCCCATGCCGCCTGAAGGTTGGGAATGGCCTCGTCTATGATTCTCGGTTTCTTTGCCATAATCGTTTTATTTGTTAGTTACCATGATTCGCCGTGCCGCCAAGCCTCACCGTGCCGCCAGCAGCCTAAATATTCCATGACGGCCAGCGCCATCAGCATCAGTCTTCGACGGAAGGTACTCATGACTGGGCGGCCTCCCACTCCGCATAGATAGCCAGGTCGTTCTCGATAGACACTTGGTAGGTGTAGCCCTCCTGCCAGTCAGGCTCCTGCGCCCAGCGGATGGTGCTCGAACCGAAGGTGAGGGTGAACTGCGAGCTGCCGACGGTGAACTCCAGCATGAACTCGTCGCTCACACCGCTCACGCCCGAGGGCTGCAGGGTGATGGCAAGGCTGTTGACCGTGCCCCAGCGGTTCAGACGGTTGGGCTGTACGGTGGCCGTGGTGAGCGACTGGGCTACTACGGGCGTTGGGTCGCCAGCAGCGAGACGTTCATTGATGATGTCGATACTGTCGGCATGGTGGTTGACGACAAGCTTTACCTCATTGACCTCATGGCTTGCCCAAGGGTCGCCCGAACTCTTCAGCGGGTAGGTTATTTTCTGTTCTGCCATATTCTTATGCTAATTTCATATCAAGCTTATACGGAAATCGATCGGGGCCACGGAAACGGAAGTCGAGCGTGTAGTCAAAGCCTGTCTGCTTGCTCGTGTCTGCATAGTGGCTACGCTTCAGCGTGTTCATAATCGTAAGCAGCTCATTATTGCCCATTGCCGACAGGTCACTGACGGGTAGGCCTATCCTAACCGAGAAGCCGTTCTGGCCGACTGTACGCTGCTTGACGTTGAACTCTATCTTACTCATTGTGCATCAACCAATATTCCGTTTATAAATTTCAGTGAATGTCCATTCCCTAAACTTACATCTTCCGTTTGCCCGTACCATGGATTGTTTGCAGTTTCAGGGTCTGGCACGGTAAAACCGCTGGCGTACACCGAGTCTGCTTGTACTAAACTTGCGTTAATAGTCCCGTATGGCATATCAAGGAGAATTTTTAAGCCAGCGTTCTGATCAAACTGCAAGCCGAAAACAATTTCGTCATTATTGTTACGACGGAATCTTATCACAGCGTCGCCTATATTGTAGGTTACACCGTGGTGTGAGAATTGCGTAGTCACCAAGCCAATCTCGATTGAGGTATTGCTTCCATCGGTTCCTCTGAATGTAATCTTTTTACCTGTAAAGTCTATATCGTCCGCGCTGACCTTGACTTTTCCGGTCGGTACGTTCTGTCCGTTCACTAACTGCGTCTCGATGATGGTCTTGATGGCCGCAAGTACCGTAGCGCCAGTAGCGGCATTGACAGCACTGTTCATCATCGCAGAGATGTTCTGCGAGGTCATTAACTGACCAGCGTAGTTCGTTGAGCCGTCATCTGATACCCCGAATACAGCATGCACGATGTGGTCGCCGAAGTTCTTTATCAGAGCCTCGATATTCTCGATAACACGCTTCCACACCTGCCCGTCGTACACCCACACCGACGTACCGCCAGTTATCGTTTCCTTCGTAAACGAGTCCGTGAACGACGAAATGCGGGTGAATATGCCGTAGCCCGTAGCCTGTCCCATTGACTTGTAGAAGGTGATAACCTCATTGTCCAAGCCTATCAGAGAGGCAATGTTTTCGATAACACGCAAACCGTCTGCATTGGTGATTTCTATCCATTCAAAGGGTTGGCCTGTGTATGGCCGTTTGTATTCTTTTATGACAAAGCCGTTATACCACAGGTCACCTGCCACAGCGCCTGATGGAGCTGTGCTGCCGGATTTCAGCGTGAGTATGCAGTCTCGATCGTATCTTGATGCCTGATTCGGGAAGGCAAGGCCCAGCTCGCCGAGCAGGTTCGTCATTGAGACCATATCCTTGTTAGAATCCTGAATCATCCAGTGGCTCATACTCGGCTGGTCGTCACCTATACCCGAGCAGTCACGAATGCAGAGGTAGTTGTCACCCTCTGGATGTCCGGCCTGCTCTAACTTGTGCCACATGTCGCCAACCTTGTAGGGAGCTGACGGGATGTCAACCTGCACGAACATTCGCATCTTTGAGTCGGCCACGTTCTTGACCTCACCCGTAGCAGCCTCCAGAAGCTGAGCCAGCGCTGCATACCAGGTGTCCCAGCGGGCGTTGTAGTAGGCAGAGGTCACGGTGTGCGTCACACCCTCGCCGTCCTCGTAGCTCTTCTCGCTGAGCACGGTGTCGTGGCTGATGTTGGTGGCGTTTATCCAGTTGGGGACGGTCACGGGGTCAGGCAAAGCGCCTCCCGTTCCTACCCACGCAACATCATCATTGAGCATCTTAGCCAAAGCGGCAAAACTCTCTTTGAACGCCGTTAGAATGGAGGTCGAAACGCCATACTGATTGGTGTAGTAGTTCGTGTACTCATTGAGGGCACGCTTCCAGTCGGCCAGTATGCGCACCTTCTCGGTTCCTGCGGTAAGGATGCCGTCGCTGGCCACGTCGGCTATCTTTTCGAGAGTTGCACGGGTGTCGAGGTCGGTAATCTCTACCCAGCACCATTTCGAGCCAACGTGCTCGTCGGGGTCATACTCCACGGGGTTGCCGTTGGAATCGACGACGACCTCATCCTGACCGTTGAGGGCAACACGCAGCCAGCGGTAAGCCCTGCCGCCCGTGCTTCCTGCATCGCGGGTGGTATCGTAGCAGATATCGTACAGGTGCTGCTCCTTCACGTCATCGGTAGTCCACTCGGAACTTGGGCCAGACGTCGTATTGACGGTAAGGCTCGGGGTGGGCGTCCCTGCAAAGAAGTGTATGTCAAACGACTTGTCGGCCTGTGCCTCGATGGCGCTGATGTCCGTGCCGAAGGTCTCGATGGCTTCGTCATGAGCGTGCAGAAGGGTGTTGATACTCTTCATGCCAAGGGAGCCTCCGGCCTCTCGCAGGGCGTTGAACTGGTCGATGCCCATCGGTGCTGTCTTACGGCTTTGGTCGCCCTCTCCAACGGTAGCACTGCCGCCGCTGATCTGCGCACCCTCCACCTTATCGACGAGGCTTGACAGTAGGCCTTTCTTCTTGAAGGTTCCGAAAGTCACCTGAGAGCTGCCGTCAATGAGGTTGGTGGTAACGCCCGTCACGATGTAGCTGCTGTCGCCTGGGTACGGTTGACCAGCAGTGTAGCTCTCCTGACTGTGAGGCAGCAGGAAGTCCTGTACGGCGGTCATCATGTCGTCCGTGTAGTTCATTTCGGCTGGCTTCTTCGACATGTATAGCTCGATGAATGGCTCTGCACGCTCAGCCAGTTCGGTACGTGCCTTGGCGTAGTACTCGGGCTGCATGGCAACGTTGATGGGCGTTACCGTATCACCGACGGCGGGACACAGAGAGACGTTGGGAAGCAGGGTGGCACCGTCGGCCACCATGATAATACGGAAGGAGCCTGCAGCAGCTTCGTAGCCGCTGATGCTGACGTCATCGTCGCTCTGCTCGTTGGTGTCCGTATCGAAGTACGCAAGGTCAAATTCACGGCCTTTCAGGATGCCGCTGGTGAACTGTATGCCGAGGGGCTGACCTTCTATCACGTCGCCGACTTCCGTCCACGCTGTTGTGCCTCCCTCGCCGTCGCTCACGCCAAGGGTAATGTACCACTTCGTATAGGTCTTCCAGATGGGGCTTTCGTCGGTGCCGCCAATCTTGATCCTCTCGCCCGACTCATTAAGGCAGTAGCACTCACGGCTGGCGACAGAGGTAATCACCATTTCCATTTTCGGGTATATGTCATCGAAGATGAGTATCTTGGTCATCGGGGGTTCCGAGCCGCTTCGGTCAATAACGCTCTCGCCGCTTGCATAGAGGCCGAGACGCTGAGTTACCTGGGCGTAGCTCACTTGACCGTCGCTTTTCAGCAGCTTCTTGCCCATATTGCGGGTACCACCAAGTACGATGAAGCGGTTATAGTAGGTGTCGGCACTGTAGGCCGAGGTGCCTATCACGATGCTGTTCCCCGAATAGTAGGCGTTGGTACCAAGGGCAGAGGCCACCTTGTCGCAGACGCTCTTCACGCTCTCGCCATCGATGCTAACGCTGATGATTTTTTCCACATCGACGCTGCTGTCAACGGTGACGCTCATGCCGAGCTGTGCCTGCAGGCTGGCGTTGAGCGCGGTTATAAGCGTCGAGGCGGTGCCCGTGTAGGGGAAGGTGTAGAGGGTGATGGACTCGCCATCCTGCGTCTGCATGGCCATCGAGAACACCGTCTTCTCGGCCAGCTTCGAGTAGTCGCCAAAGGAGGGGCTATAGCTGAAACTGCCGTCGGCGTTGGCCGTAGGCACGTAGGTCTGCATCATCATGTATTTCTTCTGGGCTACCTGTATGGTCGTGCCCATTGGTATGGAGCCGCCGCTGTTCTGACGCCACGAGAAACTGAGCTTACCGTCGCCGTTGATGTTGTCCTCGGCCACAGCGGAGTCAATGATGGTCTCACCCGTTAGGAAGTCGGAAAACCCGTAGTTGAGTTGTAAGTCTGCGTATGTCATATCTTATACTGTTGTATTACTGAATCCTATCTGACGGTCATCGTGAATATCAGGGTGCGGCTCTGTCACAGCCAGCGTGAACTTACCGAGGCCGCTGAGAAACTGGGTGATAGGTTCGCAGCTGCGGTAGAGCAAATGGTATACCTTCGTAGGCTCCCATGAGGTGACGAGCTGGAGGTAGCCGCAGTCAAGCACCTCATGGCAGAAACTGGCGTAACGCGTGAGGTAGGAGGCGGAGCTTTCTGCCACAAGGGCAATATTGAAATCGAACTGCTTCTCGTTCTTCTTACCTATTGTGGAACCACCGTAGGCCACGCCGTGGCTACCTGCGGCACTGTTGTTAGCGGGTGTCTTGTGCGGTGGCGGCGACATGAGGGCTGCAACGGCCTTATCTTCCAGAAACACGCCGTAGCGCTCGAAAGCGTCTACCCAGCCAGTCCCCGTTATCTGCGGCCAGCCCTCGCTGCCGACGGTATACCTGCCGTCGCCCGAGTTGGCGGTCATGGTGCGCTTGGTGCGCAGAAATAGTTGTCTTCTTGGCATATTATGATAGTTTACTGAGTATTCCTGTGACGGCTGCGGCATTGCGAGCTACGGCAGTATCTATGCGGCTCACGGCCTGCTCGATGTGACTGAGGTAGTTCGCGCTGCGGCTGATATTCTCCGACATTTCGGCAAACACTTCGCTGTTGGGGTTCGTGATACCGTCCATGGCGCGAAGGGTGGCCAGTATCTCCTGGCGTACCTTGTTGCCTTCCGTCTGTCCCATCAGGATTGATGTCACCATACCGCCGATGAGGTCGGCCTGGTCGTAGGTGAAGCTCTGGGCCGTATTCATGTAGGCACTCTGGTCTTCTTTCGAGTTGATGCCCATGAGGTCGCCCCACGTCTTGGCCTCGGCTTTCTGAGCCTCGTAGTACTTCTGGGCGGCGGCGATGATCTGCTTGCCCTGTTCGGCACGCTCTTCCTTGCTCAGGCTCTTGTTGCCCATGATTTTCAGGTAATCATCCTCAAAATCCTGCATCACCTTGTCGAAGGCCTCGCCCATCACGAACTTGTCGACAAACTCTTCGGTGAAGGTCTTCGACAAGTCTTTTGCGAAGTCCTTGCCCTTCTTCGACATGTCCATGATGGAATTGCGGAAACTGTCGCGCATGTTGTCGAAGATGGTTTCCTGTTCCTGTTCAGATTTGTCGAGGGCATCGGTATACATTTTCACGCCTGCGGCAGCGGTCTTGTAGAAGTTCTCGGCGGCTCTCTCGGCAGCTTCTATCTTGGCGGGGTTGCCGCTCTCGATAGCTTCCTTCATCTGCTTCTTAACTTCGGCAAGCTTATCCTGGAAATCCTCGGTGGTGGTGTAGGCGTCGATCAGTGAATTGATAACGCTCTCCTTCAAGCTTGAAGCGAAGTCCTTGCCTGTCTTCTCGCTGTCGGTGAGCATGCTATTCAGGTTGCTGGTGATGCTGCTCAACAGTTCGTCGGTTTCTTTCTTCACCAAGCCGTAGTAGGAAAGCATGCCGTCTACCGTCGACTTCCACGCCTTCCATTCCTCGGTGTAGTCATCGATACCGCGATAGGCATTTCCTTTATTATCCTGACCACCCTTGGTCATGAAGTCCTGACGCTGCTGATCTGTCCAGCCCTTCTGACTCATCATATAGTCGAAGGTCTTCTGCAGGTCATCGAGCATCGGCTTTATCTTATCAGATACCATGAAGCCCTCAATCAGGTGACGAATGATGGTTTCCTTCATGTTCTTGGCGAAGTCCTCAATGCTGCCATCCATGTCCATCAAGGCAGAAACGAAGCTGTCGGTCATGTCGGTGAAGGTGGTGTCTACCTTTGCTTTCTGGTGACGCTTGGCGAAGTCCTCTGCAGCATCGTTTAGAATCTTCTCCTGGGCTATCATTTCATCGACAAGAGCCTGCAACAGCTTTTCGCGCTCCTCTTCCGACAGCGTTACGTCGTTATAGATGTCGTAGTATCTCTGCGTCCAGTTCTCCCGATACTTCTCGTAGTTGTCAAGGTGGTAGGCTTCATTCTGCCACGTTATATCGATAGGCTTACCGAACACCTGCTTCTCGATCAAGTCTTTCACCAGCTTCTGGTTCATATCATTGGCGAAGTCCTCAATACCATTCTCCATGTCGAGAATAGAATTCATGATGCTGTCGTGAAGGTTACCAAACGAGGTACTGATATCCTCTAACGTCTTTCCCCATTCCTGGTACTTCTTCACTACCTTGTCAATATCCTCGTCGTTGGCTATGGCTTCGTTCAGCTTGGTTATCTCGCCCAATACATCATCAATGGTATGCTCGGTGTCCTCACCTTTGAGGATGGCCTGCCACATCTTTCGGATGTCCTCTTTCCAGTTGGCGTACTTCTCTGAGGCCGGCATCTCGGCCAGCATCTCCTTGGCGAGTGTCTGACCGATTTCCTTACCTACCTGTGCAGCGTCCTTCTTGGTGTCGAGCAATGCGTCAATGAGGGTGTCGCCGAGATTGTCGAGCGAATTGCTGAATGCCTCGGTCATGTCCTTGCCAATACCCTCGGCCAACTGCTTGCTCTTTGCCGACTGCGTATCATAGGCTGTGGCCTGCTCGTCAATCAGCTTCTTCAACGCTGCCGTGCGCTCTTCGTCAGTCAGCGTTGCGTCTTCCATGATGGCCTTATAACGCTCATTCCAGTCTTCGAGGTAGAGGGCAAATGTATCGAAGTGCTTCTCCGCACCGTCTATCATCGCATCGAACGGGGCCTGCATGACTGAGGACTCCACAAGGTCATCGAGCACCTGGTCTATCAGGTCGTTCTTCCAGTCCTTGCCTGTCTTGGTCATGTCGGCCAACGCTGACTTCCAGCTATCCTTCAAGTCCTCGAAGTACTCTTTAACCTCATTGTCGGCATCTTCGATGGGCTTAATGATTCCCTCCTTCTTGAATACCTCTATACTGGCGTAGGCGCCATTGACTATGCCCTGATAGTTGCCTTTCAGAGTCTCCAGTTGCTCCTTGTATTCCTTGTCTCCTATTTCCCCGTTCGTGCGCTTCTTTTGCAGGGCCACCAAATCGTCGTACCACTTTTCGAGGTCAGCCTGCATAGATTTCATCACAAGGTTGTCTACAACCATGCGGTTCACCATCTTCTGCCAGTTCTCGGCTATTTTCTCGGTGGCATCCTCTGAACCGTCGGCAAGGTCATACAGGGATTCCTTGAAATCGTCGATGACATTATCCTTGGTAGTGGTGGTCAGCTTCTCTTCCAAAGCTTTCTGTATATCGTCAGACTCCTTGACAGTATCGGCCAACTGCTCCATCCATTCACGGACGGCACCTTCGTTATAGCCTGCGCTCTTGAAGCGTGACCACAGGTCGAAGTCGGTATTCCGTATATCGTCAAGCATGCGGGCTATTTCATCGGCAGAATTTTCATTGAAGAGGGCATTCCAACTCATGTCGCTACTCTTCAATCCGTACTTCTGCATCAAATTGGCAATAACACCCTCACCACGTCCGAACCTGTTCCACTTAGCATAGTCAGACTCACCGCCACCGTAGTTATCCCACAAGGCTGCGTCCAATCCCTTAATCATGTCGGACTGATTCTTCTGTAACTGCTTCTGTGCCTCCTCTGCCTTATTTATGGCATCAACGCCGTAGCTCTTCTCTAACTGTTCAGTCAGACGGTCAAGGGCTTTATTCGCTTCCTCGATACGGTCAGAGATTTCTTCCTGTATCTCAGCGTAGGTCTTTTCATCATCCCTTTCTCCAAAGATTTTACCAAAGAAGCCACCTACACCAAATCCCTCTTGGAAGCCAGAGCCGAAATTACCATTGAAAGCATCCCTCCATGCTTCTACGTGATTGGAAATGATGTCTGATATACTATTGAACAAATGCTCCAATATCTTTTGTATGCCCTCGCCTACAGCGGTGTTGATGTCGCGGAAGAAATCACCGTTAGTTATCTTGTCAATAAGCGAAGTGATGACGTTGACGATTTTATCAATGATTTCGGCTACGACTCCACTTAACCCTTCCTTGTTGCTGCCTATGGCATCTATTATCGAAAGGATGGCAGCTATGATTCCGCCTGTCTTACTTAATCCTGAAAGACCATTGCCATTCTTTCCACCAATGGCGGCTATCAGGTTCACAAGGCCGTCGGCAAAACCTCTCAGAGAGCCACTGGTCATCTGGCTTATAGCATCACCAAAATTGTCTAAAGCCTGCTGCGCCTGTGTAGTGCTGTTGATAAGGTCGCCTTGAGCAACGACTACATTGCCTTCCGCTTCATCTTGCTTCTTACCTGTAATCTTGGCTACCGTATCGGCCATCTGTAGTTTGCCTTTGGCATCGAGATATACCCTGTTCGCATCTTCTGCAGCCTGCGGGTTAGAGGCAATGTTATTCATCGCCTTGGCAAGATTCTTCTCAGCCTCCTTTAGTTCTGCATCGGCTACTTTGAAGTCATTGACGGCTGCTGTATGATTAGCCTGGGCTATCTTAGCATCCCTGATGGCCTGCTGGTAGGCCTTCATGTCCTCACCTATCTGGTGGTAGATGGAGAAATCGAAGGTGCCTACGCCGCCGCCCGTCTTCTTGACAAGCTCATTGCGCATCTTGACGTACTCAGCCTTTTCCTTAGCGTCCAACTCACGGAAACTCTTGCTCTGAATGAACTTCTCTACCTTGTCGAGCGTGGCCTTCATTTCCTCTTCGAGGGCGTTTCCTATGCCGTCGAACATGGTAGTCCAGTCGATTTCAGCTTTCAGAACCTCCATATCAAAGGCATCGAGGGCTTGTTTCTTCTGGGCCTCCAGTATCTCACGCTGGGTCTTGTCGGTCTCGTCGGCTATCTTATCGTCATACTCCTGCTGGATAGCGAGGCGTTTCTGCTGGAGCGTACCGAACTCCTTCATGTAGTCACGCATGGACTGAACCTCTTTCTGCTGACGCTCTTTCAGCAGACGGTCACGCTCGGCATACTCTTTCTTCAATTCGGCAGTAATCTTCTTTTCCTGGTCTTCCGTGAGGCTCTGTGCATTCCAGCCAGCTTTTGCCGTGGGGGTGTCTGCCCACTTCTTCGTCTTGTCGGTATTGGAGGCCTCCCACGCTTTCTTTGCCGCTTCGAGGTTGGCCTTCTTCATTTCCTCAGCCTCCTTATTGATTGCGGCAATGTTCAGGCGGTGTTGCTCATCCTCGGCAGCACGTTCACGCTCACCAGCATTCTTGATACTGGCAATGTAGGCTTCACGGCTCGCATTATAGGCTTCCTCCCGCTCCTTAGACTGACGCTCCAAGTCTGCCATTTCCACGTCAAACTGCTTCTGACGAAGGGTAGCAGCCTCTTTCGCGGCCTTATCTTCGGCTTTCCCGGCTTTTGCCGATGCACTGTCAACGCGGTTCTGTTCGCGCATCAGTCCTTTTATAGCATTAGCACGTTGCGACTCTATACGATACAACTCGGCTTCGGCCTCTGCTTCTTTCTTTTTGTCTTCCTTATTCGAGTGGGTGAGCTTGTTGGTGTCCCTGATGATTTCATAACGCTCATTGGCCAGGCGCAGCTCCTCATCGTACATCTGCTTCGTTTTATCCTGGGCAGCCTTGATTGCCTTCTCGCGCTCTTTCTCAGGCACGCTCTTGTCGTAAGCCTTCTGGCGCAGCTCATTGATTTCTTTCTCTAATTTCGCACGCTCAACAAGGTTCTTACGCTCGTCTTCATCCAACTTGTTCTGACGCCTGGTAATCTCCATCCGCTCGTTGGCTTTCTTATTGGTATCTGCTATCCACGAGACTGCCTTGCTGCCCGCATTTTGGATACCTGTCACGCCCTGAAGCCAGCCGTTAGACAGTTGGTTGAAACCCTCCGAGAAATCTCCGTTCAGCATCTTCCAGATGCCCTGTGCCATTTCTCCTACAGCCTTGATGCGGTTGATGACCTGCCCCTTCAGGAACTCCACAAGGTCGACCATCGCCGACTTTGGCTTGGTGAACGCTTTATAAAGCCATTCGCCAACATTATCGACCACGTCGAGCAGGCTGCCAAGAACCTGCGTGAAGTAGGCACTGCCTACAGCCATGGCGTTCTGCCCTTCCTCTGTGCGCTTGAACCACGAAGTCACGGCGGCAAGTGCAGCGCTGATCAGGGCCAGCGTAGCACCAAGTGGAGTAGCAATAAAGCGCAGGGTGGCCTTCGTCATTCCGTGTATACCAGAGACAGCATCGCCAATAGGGCCGGGGAGCCCCTTCGCCCCTTTACTTACCTCATCAAGTTTGTCGGCATAGTTCTTTGTGCTTTTGGCGGCCTCGTCGGTGGAGCCCTTTATCTTGTCGGTACTATCTCTTGCCTCGTCCGACTTACTTTTTACTTCCTGTAGGCGCTCCTTTTCTTCATTGAGCTTTTTTGAGTAGTTATCAACAACGGTTTGCGTCTCCTTGGCTTTATCAGCCATTACGATGTACGACGAGGCAAGTTCCATGTGCTTTGCCTGGACTTCGCTAACATCTTCGCCTGCGAGGTTAAGGGCAGTCCAATACTGCTGGTTGGCCAACAATGCCTCTGCGCCATCGTTGGCAGCTTTTTTCTGGGCGGCAGCCAGCTCCTTCGCCTTAGCGATGAGCACATCAAAACTTGCGCCGGACTCGGCGAGACCTTTAAGTTCGTTCTTGAGCTTTTCTGCCGATGCCGACGATTCCCGGAACTTATCATCGGCAATCCTGGCCGATGCAGATAGTTTGTCCAGGGTTTTATTGAGGCTGTCGGACGCACGTTCCGTTGCCTCCAGACGGCCCCGTACCTCAGAAAAGCCCTCCGAGAAACGGTCTTTTATTCCAAGCTCTATTTCTACTCTCTGACTCATCTCCTTACTCCTCTATCTTTATTCCATGGTTTGCGGCAAAAGCTTTAAGTTGCTGGTCGCTGTCGGCTGCACTGCTGTCTACTATGCCTCCGACGTTGCCGCCCAGCTGCGACAGCTCCTCATCACTCAGATATAGCGACACCTGCTCGTCCATCAGAACCAGCTGAAGAAAACTGAAGCTGCACTCCCAGACTATCTCATCGACCGTGAAACCCAGCTTCTTCAGCGAAGCGATGAAACCGCCGAATATGCTCTTGCCGCCAAAACTCAGACTGTTGCGTATTTTTTTCACCTTCAGTGCTTGCTGGAGACGCTCGCGCTCCGTATCTATGCCAAAATACCTGGCAACGGCATCCGTCCTGTCATCCCTCAGTGCCATCACCAGCAAAGTGGCCAAGTTCACATCGTCAAGGGTAGACTCGAAAAAGGCAGTGCGCCGCCGTAACAGGTTGCCGTCAGTCATCGACCGGCGGCTGTTATCTATCGTATGAATGGCGAGAATGACGGCGCACACACCTCTTTCTTTTTTTACAAGCTCCAATACTGTATCGTAGAGAAGCTCCGATTTGGCCAGTTTTCTTATGCCAAGCGCTTCTAAATATGGCCGAAGCAGTAGCGTCTTGCCGAGCGTGACTGGCCAGATCCTGTAATACTCCTCGCCAACGTGGAATTCGTGGCCACGACCGGTCACGATATCGGCAGCATCCTGCTCTAAATAGTTCTCTTCTCTTTTCTCGCCACTCATCATTCATCTTCTTTTGTTGTTCCCGGAGACGGAGTCGAACCGCCTCCAAGTCCCTATGTTCTGTATGGTGTGGCATTGCCACGCCCACTTACACTGACTCCCGGGATCAGACCACCGTGACTGCGCGCACGTAGTACGTCATGCCATTCTGAGGAGCGGCATCCCACGAACGGATATAGTCCGCACCGTTCTTGATGTACCAGCCCTCATTCTTCGGGTTCTTGTTGGAGTAACCCTCAGCGGTGCTGTCAACGGCTGTATACGTTACGTTGCGGTCGTTGCGGCAGAACTTCACGTCCGCCAGATTGCCGTCGTCGTCAGTCTGACGCTTTGTCTTGTAGGTGTACTCGGCAACGAGGCCGTCCTTGGTATCCTGCCTGACACCTATATGGCGAGACACGTTGAGCAACTTGATACCAAGGCCTCCGTTGTCAGGCACACATTTTACATACGACACAGTTTCCTTGTAGCCGATAATGCCCTCCACCTCCGTCTCGTCATCGATACGACGACGGGCCTTCATGACATACGTGTCAGGGTCTTTCTTGCGGGCCTCAGCCCGGTTGCCCTCACAAGGGGCCTCTTCCTCGGCACCCTCTTCGTAGCTCACGTCGGTCGAGTCCATCACGATATCGTTGAAATCCATACCAAGGTCAGGATCTGTCAGGGTGTTAGCACCCCAGCCTACTAATTTCTGTAAAACTCCCATAGTTCTAATTCTGTTTAAAGGTTATTTAAATACTTTCCTAATCTCACTCACTATTATTACCAATAGTATCAGCAAAGGGGCTAACGATAACCAGAACCACCAGTTCCAGCTGCTACCCGTATATCGCCTCTCCTCACTCTGTCGCTCATGACGTTCTTCACACTGTTTGAGATTGTCGCGCGCCTTACGCTCGTAGCGACTCGCTACCTGTGCCGTACTGTCCGTCTCGGCTTCCGCCACCACGGCTCCGTTCCTAAGTTTCAGACTGACACGCGTCCGGCCCTGTTTCTTCGTGAACGTCGCTCCCTCTGGCAGATTCTGTATCTTCTCCATTGGAATTGTCAGGCTTACGCTGTCGCCTGGAACGGCCAGCACCGCCGTCTCCAGAGTCTCGTATTCGATGCGGCCCGTCTCGATTCTGACGGCGCTGCTTTCCTGCAACGACTCCACCGACCTTTGACTCCGGCAACTCACTGCGGATAGGGCAGTCAGGCCAATAACGGCAAGCAGTAGCACGTGACACAGCACGCTCCAGCCTCGTAAAAGCCTTGTAAAGTTTCTCATTCTCTCTGCGCATTTCTTGCAGCTCACGGCTAACGTCATCGTACATCGCCTTGTAGGTGTCGTGTACTTCTTTCGCTACACGTGCACCACGCAGCTTGCTATTCACCAGCCAGCCAATGGCCGCGCCAAGGCCGTAGGGAAAGGCCCACTGTAGGTATTGAAGGATGGTATCTAACATTGTCCGTTTGCTGCCTGGTTAATACTACTTGATTCCAATCTCTCTCAGCCACCGCTTCACGTCGAAGCAGGGACAGGCTTTCGCCACGCCGGGAAGGTCACGGTGGCCCACAATCTCAGCCTGGGGGTGCTGGCGGTGGAAACTGCGCACGTACTTCTCCAGTGCCTTGCGCTGCTCGGCAGTCCGCGTGTCACAGTTTTCGTTGGCCATGTTACGCCCGCCGACATACACCACGTGGCGGCTGGTGGAGTTGTAGCCCGCTGCACCGTTGGTCACTTCCCACGGGTCAACATTCTGGTCTTCGTTGTAGGGAACCAGGTTCTCCACACCGCCGTTCAGGTGTATCAGGTCTGAATAGCCCACCTGTTTCCAGCCACGACCGCCCTTCGACTTGGGCGAGGTGTGCCAGAGCCGGATTTCGGCCCCGCTCACCTCACGCCCCTGTCGCGTGTCCGTGCAGTGGATGACAAGTCGCTTCAGCTCTGCCATAATCAGCCCTCAGGGTCGGTTTCAGGGTTCACAATGTTCTCGGCCATAGCCGTGGTCAGAGACAGTTCGGCGGTCACGCTCGGGTCGCTGTCGAGAGCCAGCGTCACGGTGCCCTCCACGTCACTGGTGCCACGGTTGGGCTTAGCGGTCACCTTCAGCTTGCCGCCCATGTCCTTCACAGAGAAGCCCTTCGGGGTCTTGCCCACGAGGTGGTAGTCGCCGGTGGCCGTAATGGTCACCTCCTCAGTGCCGCCGTCGGCGGTGAACTCCACGCTGTCATCGCTCAGAGTCAGCGTCTTCGACACGACGGGGAACTGCTTCGTAGCACGGGTGTCGAGCACAATCACCTCCTCGCCAAAGGCGATATTGGTGTCAATCTCCAGCTTCATCTTGAAGAAGTAGCGCTCACCGGCATTGGTCAGCTTGTCAATCTGGATCACGTCCTCGTCAGAGGGCAGGTTCACACCGGCGAAGAGGTTGCCGGTCTCGTCAGGAGCACACAGGGTGGCGATGATGAGGCCAGAGGGCCAGCCTGCCAGCGTCTCAATCTTCACGCCCTTGAACATCTTGCGGTTCAGGGTGGTCTCGTCGCTGTTCTTGTGCTCACGCTCAGTCAGCTCCTGATCATACTGTTCCCAGTCCTCCAGGCTCATGATGTAGCGAAGGTTGGGGTGCTCCTTGATGGTCTCTGGAACGGCGGCCTTGATGGCATAGAGCTTGCCAATCATGGTAGTGGCGGCAGTGGAGATGCGCTTCACGTCGCCGTCCTGCTCCATACGGTACAGGATGCCATTGAACAGGTGGTCGTCATCTTCGCCGAAAACGCCGTTGATGTAGTGCCAGCCAAGTTCGAACTGCACCTGCTTCGACAGCGCGTCGAGCAGCGCGTTCTGCACCTGAGGGGGTAGCTCGGTGAACACGAGGTTGCCCGTCGGCTGGTACGGACGCCAGATGTTGTACAGCGTGTTGGGGTTGAACGTGGTGAATGCCATGAACTCCTCAGGCTCCAGCACGTGTTCCGAATAGTCCCAGCCACCCTTTGAGTCACGGTCATCGGGCATCTCCTTGTTCTTCTGAAGCATCTTGCCGGTCTTCAGACGGGGGATGCTCAGCTTCTTGGTCACATTGGGGATGACGCAGATCAGACCCTTGTCCACAATCTGGCACCCCAGCACGGCGAGGGTAAAAAGTCTTTCAAGTACCTCGCCATTGTAGTTGGTGTTTTTAATTACGATTGCCATAATTCTTTAATCGCTAATGATTCGTTGTTACCAATTAGTTGTTTCCATTTTGAATAAGTCCGTTATCGGTTGTTCGTTCGCTGTGCTGCGCTGGTGCCGCAGCCAAAATGCGTCGGTGCAATGTCACCGTAGTAAGAGCCGCCACGCTTACCGCCGTGGTCATACTCAGGCGTAGCGGTTCTGTTCATAGCGGCTCTGGATCTGTGACTTGCGCTTGTCCCACGCGCTCTCCTGAGTGGGGGCCTCGTGCAGGTCGGTCATCACACGTTTAGTCGGAGTCAGCTCCTCGAGGGCTTTCTTGCCTTTTTCGAAGTCGCTTTCCAAGAGGGTCTCGAAGGCAGGACGGGTCACGGCATTGATCTTGCCGCACTTCTCAGCGTCATCAAGCATTTTCTGCTTCTCGGCAACGAAGGCGGCTGCCTCCTTGTCCTTGAACGTCTGGTTTTCCTTCTTCAGCGTTGCGTTCTCTGCGGCCAGTGCCTCGGCACCGCCCGCCGTCTGAGAGAGCTGCGCCACGATGCGCAGAGCCTCCTCCTCCGAAGCACAGTCCTTGAACTTCGGGTTCTTTTTCAGTTCGTCTAAAAATGCCATTTTGTTTGAATTTTGTGGCTCCATCTGAAGCCGGTTATTAAATGTTGCGTAAATCTCCTCTACCGTCGATTTCTCACTCAGCATGGCCGTGGTGCCTGACGCAGATTCGCCAGGCACCGCATTAACATCGTAAATGCCGTCTATGAATCCCTGCGCCAATGCCTCCTGGGCACTCAGCCAGTGATCCTCTCCATCAAAGTATTCATTACGTATCTCATCCACACTCTTGCCGAGCTTCTCGGCATACATGGAGCAAAGCGTTCCCTCCAACGCATCCAACTGCTGGATGCAGTCGGCCATGTCCTTTTTCGTTCCCCAGCAGCCGCCACGTACAGTGTGAATCATCAGCCTCGCATAACGGCTCATCTCCACTGGCTTGCCGCAAAGGGCAATGGCAGAGGCCATGCTGGCGGCGATACCGTCTATATAAATATGTATGTCGGCCTTGCTCTGGCGAAGGGCATTGAAGATGGCAATGCCGGTATAGACCTCACCGCCCACACTGTTGATCCTTACGTCTATGCGCCCGTAGGTGTGTTCGGCTTCTATCAGCTCACGCATAACGTCACCGCTCTTCACATCGCCGCCAATCTCACCGTAAAGCAGCAGGCAGCAACTTCCGTTCCCAGGGATGATATTGAAAAACTTATTCATCTTTTTTGTTCTGTATGGTGTGACATTGCCACGCCTGTTTATTGAATTTTTGTGCAAAGTAAATGCTTTCCAGCCACACTTGCAAATCCGAATTTTATCATAATGTTTTATACTGTTATCATGCCACTATAAAACGTTATCATGCGGAGCCGATTTGCCTAACTCCCATTTTATTGCCAACTTTGCACCCGGAAACAGTTCCGTATGTTGTGGCACCGCCACAACTAAAAACAGAAACAATATGGCAGAATTGACTAACCAGCAAAAGAAAGATTGGGCCAAGACGCTCTATCTGCGCGAGAGCCTTACGCAGCAGGAAATAGCCGACCGCGTGGGCGTATCCCGCGTCAGCGTCAGCAACTGGATCCGTACTGGCAAATGGGAAGAGCAGCGCACGGCACTCACCCTCACACGTGAAGAACAGGTTCGCTCCCTCTACCGTCAGGTGGCAGCCATCAACAAGGCTATCGAGGAACGCCCGGAAGGGGAACGTTTCGCCAATACCACCGAGGCCGACATTATCGGCAAACTCTCCAAGTCCATCAAACAGATGGAAACGGAGGTGGGCATTGCCGACGTTATCTCAGTACTAACCAAGTTCATCGAGTTCCTGCGCCCCGTTGACCTCGAAAAGGCAAAGGACGTGACGCGACTGGCAGATGCCTTCATCAAAACACTATTGTAATATGAGCAACTTCATCAATATCGAAGACTACGATGCCTCCATCCACCGCGATATACTGGATGCGCTGACACGGGAGGACGCTTCCCTCGTGGAGATTTGCGAAGACCGGGCCATCGCCGAAATGCGGTGTTACCTCTCCGGGCGTTATGACTGTGACAAACTTTTTACCACAGCACCCGACGCGTCAGCGCCTGGTAAAGACCCTCGCCATCAGCTGGTGCTGATGATGGCGCTCGACATCGCCATCTATCACATCTTCTCGATCCACAATCCCATGAAACTTTCGCAGCTCAGAAAAGACCGCTATGAGCGAGCCATCGAGTGGCTGAAGGCTGTAGCTGCCGGTACGATCTCCATCGACGGCGCACCGTTGGCTGCTGAAGAAAAACAGATAGCAGCACAGTCATTCCGCATCGTCTCTAACCCCAAACGACATAATCATTATTAAAATATGAGAAGAAAAAAGAATAAAGCCATTGTACCCAACACGTCAGCAGCGGGTAAGCGCATCACCACAGGCGGCCTCCGTCCACTACCAGGACAGAAAGCACCGTCAACCATTTTGCTGTCGCCACCCAAAAGGTTCGGAATTGACATCAGCACGTTCATTGATGCTGTACGAGCAGCCGACAACATCGACTACTACCGACGCACGCGCCTCCTCGACCTCTACGAGGACATAACCATCGACACGCACCTCTCATCGGTCATGGCACGCCGACGCGATGCCGTAAATGCATCCCAAATCTCATTCCTGCGCGACGGGCAGCCCGACGAGGCGGTGAACGAACAGCTGCGTTCACCGTGGTTTGATAGTCTCATCGGCGACATCGTGGAGTCGAAGTTCTACGGCTTTTCGCTTTTCCAGTTCTACCGCGACGAACACGGATGGATAACCTATGATCTCATACCGCGCAAACATGTGGATCCTGTGCGCCGCACGCTCATGCGTCGGCAGGGAGAGATCAGCGGCCCGTCATGGGAAGAGTACCCCAACATGCTTTTCGTGGGTAAGCAGCGAGACCTCGGACTGCTTCTGAAAGCTGCGCCGTGGGTCATATACAAACGTAATGACGTGGCAGACTGGGCACAGTTCGCTGAGATCTTCGGAATGCCCATTGAGGACTATACCTACGACACAGGCGACGAAGAGGCACGCCGCCGCGTCATTCAGGACGCACAGCAGGCCGGAGCACTGAAAAAGTACATCCATGCTCGAGACGTGGAACTCCAGCTTATCGAATCGGGCAACAAAACAGGCTCCAGCGACCTTTACGACAACTTATGCGAGCGGTGCAACAAGGAGCTGTCTAAGCTGTTCCTGGGTAACACGCTCACCACAGAGGCACAGTCTACCGGCAGCGAGGCTCTGGGTAAAGTACACAAGAAAGAGGAAGACCAGATTCTGAAAGCCGACCAGAAGTTTGTCCTCAACGTGCTCAACTACGACATGGCAGACATCTTCGCCGCAATGGGCATCAACACCAAGGGCGGGGAGTTCACCTTCCCGGAACCGAAGTATATCGACCTCACAGCAAAGTCGAATATCTTGGTGCAGTTGCAGACAAACTTCAGGCTACCCATCAGCGACGACTATCTCTACGAGACATTCGGCATCGAAAAGCCGCAGAACTACGACCAGATGAAGAAAGACATCGAGACAGACCACCTCCTCCAGCAGATGCTTTCGTCACCTGGCATGCAGTTCCATGAGGGCGAGGAGGATCAGGGTGAAGACCCGGATAACCCCAAGCCGCAAAAGAAACCCGGCGACCAGCCCGCTACCGTGTCCGGCGGTTCTCCGTCGGGCAAGAACCGTACCATCAAAGGTTTCCTCGGAGGTTTTTTCGCCCGTGCCCCTCGCAACCGGGGGGCAGCTTTAGAGTGGTAGTCAACGAACTCTATTACGGTTCTGCCGTAGGCCGTGGCTTCGTTACGGCTCCAATGGCTGAGGCATCCGGCGTTACCATAGACGATGACATTATTGCCGCCGCCTTGCGTAACATCTACCACCGCGACTTCAATCCGCATACCGACATCGAGCCGAATCTGTTTAACGCCATAGCCCACACGTTGGGAGAGGCTGTCAGTACCGCAGCACCATCACTCGGCGATGACCCGCTCACGCACGCCCTGCGCCACTCCACCGACGTTTTCTCGGCCTTCAAGGTACACCGCGCACAGAATGACATGGCGGCACGGCTCCTTGATTCTAACGGCAATCTAAAGCCGTTTAAACAATGGAAGGAGGAGGTGCTGCCCATCACCGACCACCAGTGCCACAACTGGCTCGAGACGGAATACAACACAGCCGTACTACGCGCACGTCAGGCGGCTAACTGGCAGCAGTTCCAGGCAGAAAAGGACATACTGCCAAACCTCAAATGGCTGCCGTCAACGTCACCCAATCCGGGTGCAGACCACCGTCCGTTCTGGAATACCATCCTACCCGTCGACCATCCGTTCTGGAATGAGCACCGGCCCGGCGACCGCTGGAATTGCAAGTGTGACCTCACCTCTACCGACGAACCGGCAACGAGTGTGCCCAGCGGTTTCCCCGCTGGGAATAACCCCCAGCCCGGTCTAAAGGATAACCCCGGAAAGAGCCAGGCCGTCTTTTCTGATGACCATCCCTATTTCCCCTCTGACTGTAAGCATTGCGCATTCTATAACCCCACGCTGAAAGCCCGCCTTTCAACTGTCATCACAGCCCGTGCAAAGGACTGCTTCAACTGCCCCTACATCAATGCCTGTATAGACAAGACTGAAATAGAAATAATTAGGAATAGTCGAGACGCTGTAAGAGAGCACTTTATGGGGAAGACATTAACAGTCCACACCTCTGATGGGCCTGAATATGAAATCGGACTTACATATCAGGCAGTAAAGTGTATTACAGGAAAACCGCATAAATTCACTTACCTCAGAAATACAATCTGCTATGATTTGGAAGAGGAAATGGGTAAGGCCGAATACCTTGGCTGGTCTCCTGATATAAAGGACGACTCTGTAAGAGGGCATGGGGATGCAAAAAACTGGCACTACTACCGCATCACAATAGCGAATGAAAACTCATTTGTTGTGGTAAAAGAAAGGGAAAACGGGGAAATGCTTTTCCACGCTATTCAGGACGCAGACCATTTCAAACCAGAGAAAATACAAAACCCGTGGAGAAAGCGGTGAATCAGTTCTGTACCTGATACGACTTACAACTCCACGGATTTTATGCCGCAAAGATAAGCATTTATTTTGAAACAACAAAGAAAATCGCAGAAAAATGAAGCAAATAGATAAAAATGCCCTCGTTGATTGGGAGAAATACAAAGAGGACGTGATGCGCTCCACCCCGGTTGACCAAAGTATGAGCCACGCCGAGCGTGAGCGTCACCGCATCTATCTGGAGGCGCACCCCATCGAGTGGATCAAGTTCTTCTACCCAGGCTATGCTAAATATGAGTTTGCCGACTTCCAGAAAAAGGCCATACGACGCATACTGGCACACGATGAATGGTACGAGGTACTTTCCTGGTCGCGTGAGCTGGCGAAGTCCACCATTACCATGTTCATCGTCTCTTTCCTCACACTCACGGGAAGGAAGCGCAACGTGATGCTCACCTCCAACAGTAAGGACAACGCCATACGCTTGCTTGCCCCATACCGGGCCAACCTCGAGGCCAACGGGCGCATCATTGCCTACTACGGCAAGCAGCAGTCTATCGGCGCATGGACGGAGGATGAGTTCATAACAAAGGGCGGTGTGGCCTTCCGGGCCATCGGTGCAGGACAGTCGCCCCGTGGCTCCCGTAACGAGGCCATACGTCCTGACGTGCTACTCGTGGATGACTTCGACACAGACGAGGACACCAAGAACCCGGACATCATCCAGAAACGGTGGGAATGGTGGGAGCAAGCCCTATATCCCACGCGCTCAACGTCGGAACCCACGCTCATCATCTTCTGCGGAAACATCATCGCCAAGGACTGCTGCATCACCCGTGCCGGAGAGATTGCCGACAATTGGGACATCGTCAACATACGCGACAAGAATGGACGCAGCACATGGCCGGAGAAGAACACGGAGGAGCACATCGACCGCACGCTCTCCAAAATATCCACGCTCTCACAGCAGCATGAGTATTTCAACAACCCCATCAGCGAGGGCGAGATTTTCAAGGAGGTGGTTTACGGCAAGGTGCCGCCGCTGTCGAAGTTCCGCGCCCTGGTCATCTACGGCGACCCGGCTCCCGGTGAATCGAAGGGAAAGAAGGGCACCTCCTTCAAGGCCGTTATGCTCCTTGGAAAGCTCGCCGACAAACTCTACGTCATCAAGGCACGTCTCGCACACGCCCTGAACGCTGAGTTCATCGACTGGTATGTGCAGCTGCTACAGTTCGTCGGAGGGAAGTCCAACGTCTATTGCTACATGGAGAACAACAAACTCCAGGATCCGTTCTTTCTGCAGGTCTTTAAGCCCTTGGTGCAGAAAGTCAGGAAGGAAAAGGGCATCGACCTCTATATCCGGGGTGACGAAGAAAAGAAAACAGACAAGGCCACCCGTATCGAAGCGAACCTGGAACCCGTCAACAGGGAAGGCAACCTCATCCTTAATCAGGACGAACGCGACAACCCGCACATGAAGGAACTCGAAGACCAGTTCAAACTGTTCACCCTCAACCTCAAATATCCGGCTGACGGCCCCGATGCCGTCGAGGGCGGTCTGCGCAAGTTGAATGAACTCCAGGCCTCACTCGAGCCGCCGGTGAAGATCATGGCAAAGCAACTCCGCTCTAAAAACAAATACCGCCTATGACCGAACTGCAATTTATCGCCCTCGTCAAGGCGAAGCAGCGCGAGATACGCGATGCTATACACCGCCGTCTGCCCGTCAAGATTGGACGCATGGCCACCGACCATTTCAAAGAGAATTTCCGTTTGGGCGGCTATGTCGATGGCGGCCTACATCCCTGGCCCGCCACACGGCGGCAACAGTCTGGCGGCAAGGCTGCCAGCTCACAATACGGCCCGCTTATGTCGGCGCGTAAGAATCTCTACGGTTCTATCCGTTATGTGCCAGGTGATGCTAAGGTGGTTGTCGGTACCAGCGTTCCATACGCTGCCGTCCACAATCAGGGAGCCACCATCACCACTCACCCTCGCGTCACTCCAAAGATGCGGAAATTCGCCTGGAGGCAGTTCTTTGCTGCCGGTGGAAAAGACGCGCCCATCGGTTCCCCTGCTGGGTTATGGAAAGCCCTTGCTCTCACGAAGAAAGACAAACTCACCGTCACGGCAAGGATTCCCCAGCGCCAATTCCTTGGCCCGTCGCAGGAGCTCAGCCAAAAGGTGAGCCAGACAGTCGAAGACGAAATCAGTAACATTCTAAATTCATAACACCATGCAACAGTTAATCCTTCTACTCCTGCAGCACATCGCAAACCAGTTCCCAAACCTCTCATTCGTGGCCGAGGACTGCGGCCAACTGGAAACCCAAGAAGACCAGTACCCGGTCACCTTTCCCTGCGTCCTCATCGGAAATACCGACATCGACTGGGAAGACCTGAGAGAGGGAGGCGGTGGCCCGCAACGAGGCACTGCCACCATATCCGTCAGGCTCGCCATCGACTGTTATGATGACGTACATGTAGGTTCTACACAGGAAGCGTCCATTGCAGAGCGACAACAACTCGCCAGTGACCTTCACCGCGCTTTACAGGGCACAACTTTTACTGAGTGCAGGAACGTATGGCCCCTCACTCGCGTAAAATCCCGTGACTACACCCTGCCGGGAAACATTAAAGTCTATGAATCTCTCTACCGGTTCACCGTCCTCGATCAGTAGCGGCCACTGTGTCTGACGGTTCTCCGTCGGAGTTGAACAGCTCCAGCTGTTTCGCCGTCAGCCTCGGCATCCTGACCTTTGGCACTGGCTTCAACGCAAATCCCTCCAACTCACCGACCTTGCGCCTGACAATGGCCATAATTCTTTCCTCGCTGATAAAAAACTCATGCCGGGAAAGAACTTTCAGAGCATCGTCGAAACGAAGACGCTGCCGCTCCGTCAATTCATAATACCGACGGCACAACGCCTCGTCTCGTAATCTTACCAGTTCGCTGTCTCTGCCCTTGCCCATCCTTTAGTGTTCAGTATGATGCTGTGTTACAGCAACTAATTGCCGCAAAGTTACGAAATCCACTCCAATATACAAAGAAAAAGGCTGCAAAATCAGTATCTTGCAGCCCATTACGTTAATGGTGTTAACCGTTTCCACCGTTCCCTGCTCTTTTCCGCAGGGTTTTTTACGCAATTTCTTCTGTCTTCGGCTCAACGAAGAAAGCCTCCTCCTGAGTGACCTGAATGCCACATTTTGCCATAGCAGCCGTCATAGTCATCTTCTGGAGAACCATACCATCCACCGTTACGTCTACCTCTTCCAGGTCACGGTCAGCCAGCAGCTTGTCTTTGGCAACCTCCTCCGTCTTACGGATATACGACGAGGGCAGGAAGGTCTTCACCAGCTCCAGCGCACTCGCCCATGTGAAGCCCTTCAGGGTCTTCAGCTTCGGGGTGCCGGTGCGGAAACCTATCACACCGTGAGCCATCTCCAGACTCTTTTTCTTGGCAAAGAGTTCTGCCTGGTTCTCGGTGGCGAAACTCTGGAGGGTCTCAAAGGCTGCATCCCGCTCAGCAGTCAGGCGGGTCAGGTCTGCCTGGCGCTTCTCGCGGATCTTCGCACATTGAAGCTCAATCTCTGCCTGGATCTTGTTAATACTTGCATCGGCCTTTGCAAAGGTGGCAAATGCTACGTCGGCGGCCTCACGGGTCACGCCGCTAATTACGGTCTTTTTTTGTCTTTTTGCCATTGTTTAAAAAATTTAAGGGGTTATTTTACTGTTCTTTATCTCGCTTGCGGATAATAACCCGCATTTTCTTTGTCAGTACCTCCAGTTCCTCGCAGTCCAGATCCCGGAACTCCTTGCCCGCAATCCTCGGCTGCTTGCAGAACTCATTAACTTTGTTCCAGTCTGTCGTTTCAATACCGTACAGCTGTAACTGATGCAAGGCGACACTCCGCCATTTCTTACGTTCATAGTAAAGCTTGCTGTTCATCCATCCCTCACGTCCTGTATGCTGCGGCAATGTCGCAGCTGGTAGCATCTTCTCTAACCCTGCACAGCAGTCGTTATATTCCCGCTCAGTCATTTCGTGAAGGTGTTCCGTGCGGTTCCACGTGTACTGCAGCACCACGCTCTTCTTGAACTCCTCACGGTCGCCCTTATAAGGCAGCAGGTTAAAGATGGCATAAAATCTACTGTAGTTCTCCATCGCCGCTGAGTG